ATCTGCGGAGAAGGTATGCCAGGTTGATTAGGATAATCCAACAGATTTAAGCGTCTTGAAGGTTGCATCTGCGGAGAAGGTATGTCAGGTTGATTAGGATAATCCAACAGATTTAAGCGTCTTGAAGGTTGCATCTGCGGAGAAGGTATGCCAGGTTGATTAGGATAATCCAGCAGAGGTATCTGCGAACCGTAATCAGGCGAAGATTCTTCTATTAGTATCTCAGATTCCTGTAATGAAGGCTCGTCTAATGAAAATGGCGCTGTGCGTTCTTGTAATGAAAAAGATTTTTGAGGTTCTTCCATCGAACCAAATGGACCGTAATCAGAGTATAAATCAACAAATGTTTTTACAGGATTTCCTTTCAACATTCTTTGATACGCAGATAAGAGAACAGGATAAACAGTGGAGATATTTTCGCCTCTGATACCATTTTTCTGCAAAACTTCTAAATCTGTAGAGGATGGAGCAACCGATTCATTTTTCCCTAACAACGCTACGTTCATCATTTTTGCAATATTTTGAGTAGTATTTTTAACATTTTTATTTTCTTCAAAATTTCTCTTAATCTCTTGAATAAAATTTGCCATCCATTCTTTGAACAATATATTATCAGAAATAGATAATGAATTAAATTCAAGTGGAAGAGGAGCGGGTTTTCCAAGAGTTCTTTGATGTACTAGAAATCTTCCTACTAAATTTTCCCTCATAGGTTCACCGACACCTAGCACAGGATCTAGATTATCTTCATATATTAGTTCGGCTTTCTTCGTCAGTTGAAGTAAATGTCTCAAAACGTTAAATTTTGTCAACTTAGCTATTGTTGCTTCTTCATTGTTGCGTTTTAATTTATTGAAAAAGAAGATATTTTTCTGTTCATTATATTCTTCTTGAAGTTTTGAAAGAGGTATTGAATTAACATTCATGTTGTTTTCAATGGTGTTAAAAAGCACACTATAAGCATAATGCACGGCTGAACGATAAACTACCCCGTTCACTTGAAAATCTTCTAAGTAATGAGGAAGAAATGGATCATTGTCATTTATGATAAATTTTCTAGTTTCTCCATTTTCCGGAGTTGTTACAAAATCGTCCATAATTTCTTCTTCTTGAGCTTGCTCTTCTAAACTCATTTCCGGTATAAATTTTAAATTTCTGGTAACTAAATAGTCGATGTTGCCTGTGTTGTACAACGTGTACAACTGTTCTTCAAAGCGACTAATATTTGGTTCTTTTAATTTTTGTTGTTCTTTGGCCTTGGTATAATCCGAAGCATCGATTTCTGGGTACTCTGTCTCAAGTATGTAGTCTAAGTAAGTGTCGAGTAAATGTTGTTTGAATCGTGCCAATTCTTGAATCCATATTTGTGTTCGCAAACGGTATTTGAGAATAGGCACGATCTTATTAATGTTTAAAAAAATTTTGTCGTCAGTCGGTAATACGGGCGCAATAAAAGATGTTTTATATTTCAAAAGGTCGGTATATGTTGTATTATCATCTATTTCTTCTTTGTTTAATAGTTTTTGGGACACTCCTTCAACAACTTTTTGTATTTCTTCCCGAGATACTGTTAAACCTGTTAGTGGGTCAAAAACTGCTGTTTCATAGTTAAGATTATAAAGCAATAAAAGAATATCTGGATCTCCATACACAAGTTCAGCTCCTCGTGTTGATTGTAATCTTTTTCTCAGCTCAGTTTTTTGTTCAAATCTTTTTCTCAAACCGAAAATCACTGCATTCTTATAAATTTCTTCGTCCGCAGTGATTTTTATTCGTGTCATCATCCCATATGGGTTCCTGCCATATTCGCTCATTCTTTGCCTGAGAGGTTCTTGTTTAAACATATTGATGTAAATGTAATCAGAAGCACTTCTCCAGATCACGCCATCTTTCTCAAAAGGTGTTAATGCTTTTGGACTTAAAAGTCCAAATGGAAGCGACTCAGGATAATTTAATTTGATCATTTTTATACAATATCATTTTTAAGAAATATTGTGAAAAAGACTACCAGCTCGCGAACGTCCGCGAGCTCATTGCGGGACGTCCCGCAAAACCTCATGGGTGGTAGACCTAAGATTACTCTCACCCCCGAAGCGTTCTTCAGACGTTGATTAATGAGTTGAGGCCGGATATAAAGTTGTTGCAGAAAACTTTATAAAATATTATTTTATGACACGGTGTGTCAAAAAATACATGTTGTTTAATCTTCTATAGGATCTCTAAGATATTTCATAAATCCTTCTGGTGCATGATCGTCAGGGATATTGGCTTCTTTTCTTGCTTTCATATAACGATCTACATAATTGTCTTCGTATTCCGGGTGATCTTTCTGTTGTTCTAGGAGCCATGATATGCATTTTTCTTTTAAATCTTGGCATTCTTTAATTTTGATGTTATGCGCAGCCAAATTGGATCTCAGATGAGCCAATTTAAGTCTGTGGGTAATGTAGTTCTCTTCAGAACTTAATGTTGGGTCCTTTTTCACGTCGTCTTTCAATGCTTCTTCACGTCTTTTGATTTCTTCAATTTCTTTTTGTTCTTTACGGCGTTTTTCACGGACATTTTGTGCAATAGCATCTTCCGTTTCTTTCTCAATATTGACTGTGTGAGTATCATTAGAATATCCTTCGGCCACCAACGGAAAAGGTACGCCGATCATGCATGTAAAAATAGAATTTGTGGAATCAGAATCTTGAATAATGTTTTCTGCTTTTTTGTTTGCTTCGTCCAAAGTGTAAAATGCGCCACGAATTTTACCGACACCGAGAATGGGAGGTTTCCTTGTTTCTATTTTTTCGATAGTAGCTTTGGTTTCTTCTGGTAAATCCGGCTGTTCTTTCAATGTTACTAACAAACTTTGCAATTCTTTATCAGGATAAGGTATGAAAGAAAAAAGAGAAAACCGTGGTTGTTGGTAATCTATTTTGTCGCAATACCTACTTTGAATATTAGGATACACAGCATCTTTGACCAAAGAGTTTCCGTCCATTTTACTATGTTGTATTTTTCTTAACCTAATTATAAATGACATCAATTACACCAGGAAGCCAGACAACTCTCATTTATCAAGATATTCCGTCTGGGCTATTCCCTCAAAAACCTATTGGTGACGGGTCAATTTTAGACTATATATTTAAAAATCACATGGGATTTTACAAGACTATTGAGAAAGCTAACATGTTGGATTTTTTTAACAACGATAATCATTGCACTTTATTTGTACCTTATTTATTTGAAGAAATGTCTGGTGATATTCTAACTGCGAAACAAAATGTACGTAAAAGAACTACAACTTATTATCTCCCAGTTTCTGCGATGTTGTCTTCCCGTGCTCAAATATTTCCCAGTCTTTCTGAAAATTATCCAATAGTAATCAAACAAGATGATTCACAGCTAACAATTAATAGCAAGATATTACTTTATGGAGATATTGTTTGTAAGAATGGAATTGTTCACATCATACAATAAGTAATGTATTTTTATAACTTATTGTATGAATTTTATGACACTAAGTGTCGTAAAATTTTTTTGTATGGAGATATTGTTTGTAAGAATGGAATTGTTCACATCATACAATAAGTAATGTATTTTTATAACTTATTGTATGATGTGTTTTATTTTATGACACCGAAGTGTCGTAAAATTTATTTTTTATTTTTATTGCTCGTCTGAAGAAGAGTCGTTTTCGTATTGATTAATAATAGAGGTAACTTTTTCTTTTTTCTTCAACCGGTTTGGAATAACCAAGCGAGATACATCAGCTTTATTTATTTCAGTGATTAACACCTCGTGAAGTTTGTACTGAACAGATATAGGGCTAAGTTTAGGTATGAAAATACTTTCTACCAAAACAACTCCTATTGCGCTGCAGCGTCGACATTGAAGTTTTTCAATAGCATCATTTGAATTTAATTCTTCGATGATTTCTTCAACTGGGTTGTACATGTTGAATATTGTTCTAATGCCTGGGTTCTTTTTGCCAATTTCTGTTTTTAGCTTGACAAAAAGTGTAGGAGGAACATCCATTCTTGCTCCCGTTTCTTTGTCAGTTTGATAAGATACGACAGATTTAATGCTTTCTACAAAACCGTCCCAATTACGGGCCGAGTGTTTTCCCAATTTCCTCACCGTGACAGGATCTTTCAAAAAACGTTTAATAACGTTTTCGATGCTGTTGAAAATGTTAATTAGGTTGGTGGTCATTTGTTCAGCTTTTTCTTCGTCGATATTCTCTTCCGCATTTGGTTTAACTTTGAGACTGAAAGAAAAACTATGAGACGGGTCTCCATTAGGGTTGGCAAATGTTTTGACGCCATATGAAGAAACTTCTGGAATTTGAACATATAAATTGTCTATACAATCGTTGGAATACTTGTACTTGATGTAAATTTTCTTAAACTGATAAGAATCATTGCTGTAAACTAATTTCTTTTCATCCATGGATATGATTATATTTGAAGCATCGAAATTATCGTGTGTTATGATAGACATGTTTGATTTTTATAAGTAACTTTTCAGATCTTAAATCAATTTTACTACTAGTATAGCTAGTATACTTATTAACAAAATTATTGGCAAGTATTGATCTTGATTTTGTGATGGACTTCTTTCTGTTGGTTGAATTATAACGCTTGTTGGTGTGCTATTCAAACTCATTACTTCTTCCGCATTAGCTCTATAATAAGAATCATTTCTTATTTTATTTATGTTGGAAAAATAGCGTTGATCAATTTGATCGAAAATTTTTCGCTTGGGTCTTTTTGTGGCTTTCACCATAATAACTCCACCCACCGGTCCTCCCAAACTTGTATAAACTAATTGGTCAAATTGGGAAACTTGATTGAATGGATACATAGCCATTTTAAAAAACCCGCAATTACCCCAGTTATTACCCCAAGAATTTCTACAATGCCAGTAAGGCACATCCCCAAATTTATTATTGTCATATTGAATATTTTTTGCCACTCCGTATCCTACAATACTAATGGCGTGTAAACCGGAAGCTTGATCAGTTAAATTATCATAGAACGAAAGATTTCCTCCTGAGTAATTATTATAATCAGCTCTGTCAAAATATACACCTCCGTTTAACGTTGGATCAGCATGTTGTCCTTTAAAAAAGTTTTGAAGAACTACAAAACCCCCTACTATTGGTCCGTTATCTAAAATATGAGCTCTAACTGTGTTACGATATGTGTCAATTCTTACGGTCTCGCTGATATTAAAACTATTTGCTGAATCAATATTGTAAGACCATTTTTCAATATTTCCGTAATAACACCCCGCTGGATTTTTTGGTATCTGATTGTTTAATGTTTCAGATAAATAATTTGCATCAAAATGATTAGAAGAATCAACACTTTTACAAATTTGTTCATCGCCGGAACACCAAGAATAATCAATACATGATGTATCTGCTAAATCATAATTTACCAATGCCTCTAAAGCCGAAGCAGGATTACCTCCTGCGCATCTTTGGTGTATTGATGTTGGTAATATACCCATTATATATGTTGATGATATCTGAGGAGCCCATGTAGTTGCACCTGAAACTACAAAACAGTCACTAATAGTTCCGGCAATACATACCGCCCAACAACTACCGCAAGCAAATTGCGAAGGTACTTTATTAATAATGCTTTTTTTTGCAGCGTCTTCAGGAGTGTCTTCTTCTGTGGTTATAGCCCATGAAAAATTTTCATGAATCTGTTCAGGAAGAATCCCTATAGTTTGTTGTTGTAAATATTGTAATGTATCTTGTCGGGAATTTTTTTCTTTACATGCAAAATCTTCACAAATCATATTATCATGAGTATGAGATACAGCGTCTCCTTTATAAACAGATAACATTTTGAATCTCACATCAGTGTTTAAAGGAGGGATCATAATTTGGTCTAGTTCTACACCAGATTCAAAACCTTCTCTTACCTGAAATTCGTTCAGTACTATAGGTTTTTGTGATCTTAAAAATGCGTTCATTGGGTCACCTATACCACTGTACGTTTGTCCTTTTCCTAAAATTACACGGGGTAATCTAGACATTTTACTTGTACGACTATTTTTTGACACATTGTGTCAAAAAAATATTTTTATTTAAAATTCTTCTTCTACTTCGTAAATTATGGTTATAGGCTTCATTTTTATACTTTTTTGAATATAAATAGTAGTTTTACACATTTCTTTGTATTTATCTGGATTAATATGACCACCGTGTTGTTTTAAAATTTTCCAAGGAAGAGCTGGTTTTATTGTCTTGGGAGAATAATCCCCAGTCATTTCGGCCAGCATCAAAGATAATAATCTAATACTATCTCTATATTTAGAATCTTCTTGGCAATATTCAAGAATATATGCCTTGACACAATTAACTGAACAAAAAATACCGTCCGTGAAATATGTACCGCCTGCGGAGGTGGTATCTTTTTCAAATGCCATAGGACAACCTATCGGGGCATTTTCTATATTCAAACGACACCACCAACAATTATAATTTTCGTCTTTTGACAGCTTCATAGTTAAAAATACATGATCAATATATCTTTTAGTTTTTGGATCAATCATTTTATTTTTTTGCGCAATCATGGTGACGTTTCTGTTCATAGTTAAAATATTTTTCTATTTTTAGAAGACCATTTTCATTTTTTTAAAAAGATTTATATGTTGATAAACTTGTTGCGCTCTTTCTTCATATAACCAAGTAAAATAACATACTTAAAAAATGAACGGTGTTGCATTGTTATTGTTAGTTATGGTTCTCATGGTTATTTCATATTTACATCAAAGAAGTATTGAAAATTTTTTGCAAAATGAACCAATAATATTGAGATTAAGAAACTTGCTATTGCCATATTTCCCAGAGCTCTATAAAGTAAAACTAATGAAAGGCGATTCTTCTTACACGATCAATAAACACAAAATCTATATATGCACAGAATCAAACGGGGAATCTTATAATGACAATATGCTGATCTACGTAATTCTTCATGAGTTAGCTCATACTTTGTGTAAATCTCTTGGTCATAGTGAAGAATTTCATTTGATTTTTAATAAACTGCTTCAACGAGCTGAAAATGCAGGTGTATATAATCCAAAATTACCGCGCACTGAAAACTATTGTGGTATGAAACTTAGCAGTTTATGAAAATTTGTTCAGATGAAACATTGAGTAAGAAATTAGATTCTTTGGGTCTTACTGAGGGTGAAGACTACCAGCTAGTAGATATCTCCGAGCTCAGAAATCAAGTTTAGCAAGAGGGCGTTGTGGGGATTTACGAAAAGGGTGGCACAGGAATTGCAAAATTGATAAATATCTGTTGGATACTCGTAAATATATTTTTTAACATGGTCATGTTAAAAAATAACAATTAAAGACTATTTGAAAATTAAATTTTTACAAGACAGGGAACCCGAGAGCGCCTCCGCTTATTCTGACAATGTTACTGTTGACAGCAACAACAATGAATTCAAAAACCTGTGCATAATCTTGACCGCTACCAGCCACCCCGGTACCGCCTGCCGCAATTAAGGATGTAGCTGAAGCTGTTGGTGAAAGAGAGACGTTTGTTAATTTACCAAAATTAGTGGAACCTAGGGGATCCACATTATAGTAATCCAAAGAATAAGAGTACAAATGATACCCGGTAGCTTCAGGAATAGCTGGTGATTTGTAGAATGGTTCTACCAGAGAGAAGAAGTCTGAGCCCATAACATTTAGTCTGTTTGTACTTTCGTACGTGAGCGATGTTGTAGAAATCGGGTCATATGCTAAAGTAAGAGGGTCGATAACGTCGACGATAGGGCCTGGGACGGGAGAAGATGTCGTATAGTTTGACCAAATGTTGGGATTTGTTTTATTTCGAGCAGCCCAAAATAGTGCTTTAATGGAATAAGAAAATCTAATATCAAATGTAGGGGACGAATTAATGAGAGGGGTGAAGTTTTGGCGAGGAGCTGTTTGCACTTGCTCGATAAGAATATCACGCGGAGCACATGCCATACGTTTCCGTTCTTCGTTTGACACAATAGCATAATTAGCCCATACTTGAATATTGGTCAATTCAGGTGCCGCGGCTATGTCTGTCCCAACAACGGGTACTCTAAAAGGATTAGTATTAAGAACAGGTACAGAATTGGAAACAACTAACAATTCTGTCCAATCTCTGAAACTGAAAGAAATGCGTATATCATTGTAAGGGAGAGCCGCCACAGGCAAAGCTAGCCCGCTATCACGTGTGAAGAAGAAAGGAAGAGGGAGATTAAGGAAAATAGACCCTTTGTCAATACCAGGGGCGGTAGGATTTATAACCTGGGGGATATTTCCAATCATGTTATCATAACCTGTTCTTTTGCTTCCGCATATTGTAAAAGCGGACCAGAAATCTAAAAAGTAATTATCAAACCGTTCAGCTACCAGATCGTTGAAGGAAAGAGCGACTTCCTTGATAAGATTATGCATTAAATTATTGGTCCATCTAATTCTTCCTGCTGTTCCATAAGGATTAGCTGCAAGCAGATTTACTGATGGAAGCTGGATACGCAACCATGAACTCAAAAGATAATCACCAGCCCTGGAGACTGAAACAGACCATTCCTGATTAAAACCAGCCTGTCCTGAAGATCTTGAAAGAATAACAGGTACTTGTGTGAACCATGTACTCTTTCTAGTTTCTCTAACAAAATAAGCATATGCCTGGTTTGACCCATATTGGTATTTCTCAATTTCATCAAAAGTAGCCAAGTCAATGAACCCACTCACAAGATTTCCACCGTTTGTTGTCATTTTATTTTACTAGGATTATTTTTTGTTTGATAAATAAGCTCCGCGCCGCAACGATTATTTCTCACGACCAGGAAGTTACGAAGCGCGACGTCACCCTCATGATAAAACATTAATTTGCTATAAAGATTTATTGTTTGATCAAAAATGGTATCTATCTTTTTAGAACTTGATTCGACGTTCCGTGATAGAAATTTATGGCCACACCCGGGGGAGTTTCAAGTATCTTTTTCTCAAAGCGGACGTAGTATCAACCAAGACATGCTTGATCCAGTATGTGTTGCGGTACCTGAAAAAGTATGGACTGGAAAGTTTTTTAACGTTAATAACTTGGGTAATGATTTTGTTCAAGCACAAATATTAGACGAGGGTATTGGTAATAGTAGCACTGCCAACGAAATAATGGTGTCGTCTGTTAATGGTGAGATATTCCAAAAAAAATATAATTACTACAACCATGCTGTTATACGAAGCGCTGTGCCGGATGTACCTTTTGTAAGGATTATTCGTTCAACATATATGGGACGCAACCGCATGAAATTGGCTCTTCGGCCAGCACTTACTTTTAATGTTTTAGATGTTCTGGAAATCGTAGACCCTACAGACTTGACAGATCCAAATAACAGTTTCTTTTTTGTCCCCGATGGATCAAACAATGAACAAGATTACCTGAACCACTTGCTTTACAACGAATCCCTGAACTTGTCATTGCCTATTAAAAGTTATGATTCTCAAACAGGTCTGGTCGCAGTAAAAGGAAATACAACAGGTTGGCTGCCTACACATAATTTTGGACTCAGAAAGCAAAACCCAAACTATGTGCTAATCGCCGGCGCAAATTCCACACCAACCCAAATTAGTTTACCTGTTGTGCCTGGAGATTTTTCGAACTGGTTCATAAGAGTACCAAAAATAATTTACAACAACACTACATTACCTCCTCAAGGCGAAACAAGAAGAATTGTTAAATATGACGCCCCAAATGCTATAATTAGCCCCCCTTTTAGTGCCACACCGGCAACTTTGGCTATAGAACTTATGCAACAGGGATATGATAATGTTAACTCTTTTACTTGGAGAGGGACCGTGACCCAAGAAGTCCCTACTTACCGAATTAATCTCAAACGCCTGATTCTGCCCAACTTACCCATGTCTATTTCAAGAGGAGGCGCTCCTTCAATAGCAAACTATTTCTATGTAGAATTAAGTAATGTAGGAACACAAACATTGTACAATATTTGCTCCAACAATCCGTTTGCCTGTAAAGCAGTTTTCCGTGTTACAGTAAAAGAGTTCGTTCGTTTAGAAGATTTAGAGTTTATCACTCTTGAGGGAGATACTGAACAAACTATTCGTTTACGTATTGATTCTAGTATTCATTTTAAAGTGTTTTCCAGCACAGGCGAATTGTTCAAAACTGTAATTAACGATAACTTTACACCATTAGCTCCAAAATACAATATACAAGTTAATGCTCTGTTTGAACTTCAGCAAGTATAAATATTACGTTTTACGACACAAGGTGTCGAAAAACAATAACCCATGAACGAAATGTCCACATGAAAATAAAATTATGTGTGAATTGTTTTGAAAAATTCATTCATGGGAAGTTTGTATTTTGTGACAAGATTTGGGTAAAGGCTTTAGCGTCATTCATTTTAAATTGGTCAAGTTGTGCTTAAATATTTTACGTTTTACGACACTTTGTGTCGAAAAACATTATACAATTACAACAATTTACAATTACATTATTTAGAACAATAAGTACACGAACACGAAAAACCACCGCCGTTGTTGTGCTTACACCACTTGCAGCCAAAAGTGGTTTCTCCTTTTATATTTGCTTCTGATTTTTGTCTCCGTTCACATTTTTCACAGAACGTTGTCATTCTATAATTTGGTTTATTTATCCAAGTCTGTGTTCCAACAATTTGAGGATCGGGCATACGTGGTTCTTTCCATACATAATTTTGTAGATTCATTTTCTTTACAAAGCAATCTATATTTTTGAATCAATTTTGTAACCATTGTATAGGTAGATTCACAACACACACAGTGACGTTAAACATTTATTGTTACACAATGCGTTATCCCACGCCCCGTTAGCCAACGATGTATAATGAAACTTTACATTTGATCCTCTGTTGAATCCTGTCGCTCTGCATGCGCCCACATCTTCAGAATTAATACCTTGACACACAGCCGTCAAATAAGGGTTTGAACTGTACATATAAGGGCCGCCTGCGCAGCGGTTTACATTTCCGGACGAAAATAACTCATTAATTCCGTAAGGATTATTTGCTCCTAATATGGCATAACTACCATAGTTTTCTTTAGACCTCGTTGCAAAGAGTATAGATAAAAGAGAGATTAAAATGACTATGAAAACTATGAAACTCATTTTCTATATTTACTATAAAAATGGAGTGTAACAATAGTAAATATTACTATAAAAATAATGACAGTTGCGAAGAACCTTACGATTACAAAATTGGTTATTTACCAAGAACTATATTTACTCAAAAATCACTCACACCCATCTGTTCAAACACTGATGGGTGTGCTACACAAACACTGAGCATGTGTAAATACCCGGCGTCTATGTACACAACAGCCAGACCTTATTTTGATGAGTATTGTTGTGGTGTTGGTAAATATTTATCTAAAATTTAATTATTGAAAAGTTTAAAAATTTCTTCATACAGTAACGTTTTTGCATCCATGTTGTTATAATCGTTATATTTATTGTAGTTAAATGTATAGTCTCTTGTATTTTTATTGAGAACCACGTTAACATAGGAAAGGCCTTTGCTGTTGTAAAATTTTTGATCTAATAACATGTTCCAATCTTTTATGTCGTTTACATCATCTAACGGCAGCTCTTTGTTGGAAGACAGACGCACAGCTTTAATTTTTTCAGGTTCAAATGCATTGGTTATCAATATTTTGGTTTCTGGATTGTACAGAGTATGTTCCGGTTTGTTGAGTAATATGTTTTTATATTTGAGAGCATGAGGACGAATTATACAATGTTTTAAAAGAGAACAAAAAAAATTTTTCATAACAACTCGTAATACCATACCGTAAATCACTATATATTTATTCAACACAGTCATAGCAGACATATTAAAATTTTGCGAAACTTCTTTACTTGTTTTTGGGATATTCCTATATTTGATCCAAAAATAAATGCATCCACAAACAACAGATTTGCAAAAAGATTCGTTCATAAGATTTGTTTTCGTTTTCACCATTTTAAACAATTCTATTGTAGGTTTAGCAAATGCTTCCATGCCGGTATTTTTCAACAAAGATAAAATTATTAGTCTTTCATCTTTATCTGTGTCAAAAGGAACATTATATATAGAATCACGCGGCAAACATGTTGCGAGTTTAGTGAACCCTTTGTTCATTTCATTCTGTTTGATGGAAAATACTTCCATCAAATCATTGTATGAAATGTCGTAATTTGACAGGTTGCAAGCCCTGTGGAAACATGCTGCCATAATAGATTTTTTATGTGAATTTCTGAAAATACGGTTTTGAGTAACATACCGGTAAATTTCGATGGTAACGTCTTTAATATTTTGAGAAAAATAGGCCGGTAAAATGTCGTAAATGGTGTCAATACGCTGACGTCGTTTGTGACCATGAGCTATTGGAAAAGAACTAATATAATATTCATTGTATATTTGACCGCAGTATGTACATATTGTTTTGTACCCATCTTCAATTGTGTTTTCTGAACATAAATGATCTTTATCTTCGTCGTCGGTAATAAAAGTCTCTTTCTTTTGCGTCACTTTGATGATGTTTTGAAATAGAATTGCATATTCCGGAGTCATTTGTATTTTTTTGTTAATATTTCTTGATTCTAAAGTTTCAAATTTTTATTTTATGACAATGTTGTCATAAAATTTAAGCAAAATTTATTTAATTCAAGGTGTTTTTGGAGAAGTTCTTCTTGAAGAACGTCTTGACGCTTTTTTGATATTATTTAACTCTAAATCTACGATATCATTCATTTCTTTAAAATTTGCTTTAAACCGTAACGGTTCCAAAGAGCACATTTCCCCACATCTTGATTTAACTTGTTTTTGAAATGTTGGTGTCTGTATTTCTGTACTATCATTTTCTAATTCGCTGCTATTTGTACTATCATTTTCTAATTCGCTGCTATTTATATTTCTTGGAGTATGATTTGGTTCTCGGTTGTATACATTTTCTAGATCTGATAACGGAGCGATTGGCCGAAACATAAGTTCCAAGTTTTCACATTTTTGAGTTAAGGATAGTATCGTTTCTTCTTGGCTCTGCATCTTTTTATAAAAATAATAAACCAGAGCAATTACAACAACAATTACGGTTATCAAAATGATCATTTCAGTATTCATTTTGATGAACACAACTAAACATTTAAATGTTTCTATTTAAGTTTGTTGAAAATTTTTCTTGCTGATTTCTTCACATCTTTTTGAAAGTATTTCTTGTCCTCCAGCACCTCCTCCGTAGTTTTCAAAATGTTCTAATATTAATTTAAGATATTCATTGTTGTCTTCTTCAGGAAGAAATGTTTTTTTAAGTTTATATGCCGTGTTATTAGAGACCAGCGCGTTGTTGTATATAAATCCGTCAATAGCTACAAAATCCATCATATCTTTGTAAAACTTGCCAGAATCAGTATTTAATATACCAAAAAGGTATGATTCGAAACAGAGCAACCACACTCGTGTCCAGTTTTCATAATGAAACTGGGGGTTAATGCTTTGTAATTCTCTAGGTGTAATTTCAAAATCTAAAAATAATAAAGGCGGTTTGGGATAATCAACAACTGGTTTAAATGTTATAGGAGTAGGATTGACAGGTTTTTGATCAATAACAAGTTTATTTTTTAATTGTATCCACATATCATTTGCGTATTTATTTGTCATCATGATATTATCAATCCATTTTGTTCTACGGAAAAAAATGTCTTTAGCTACAGTTTGGAAAAATTCATCATTACTAGCCGCAACACCATGACGATCAACATGTTTAATAACTTCTATATATGGATTAACGCCGCGCGCTTGAGCTTGTGTAAAAACAGGATGACCGTTTTCAAGAGGATAAGAAAAAGCTGTTTTTTTGATGAAAAGAACATTTTTAAACACCGAAGAAAACTTGGTGACCATAAAATCTACAAAAGTTTTTGGACGAGTAGCCTGTGACTGTACGCGAGGTTGATTGAATAACACACCGTATTTTGTATTGTAAGAAATATCTCTGTATCGATCAACCCCCATAATACGAGGATATTCGAGAAGTGCTTCCATTTCAGATGAAGACAATTTATTTTTCAGTATGCTCAAAGTGCCGTAAAGAAGAGATAAAGTGTCTACCAGCCCGTTAACTTTAAAAAGATTGCTGAATCCATGGTCAAATAAACCATGATCGGAGTTGTCAGACGCCTCGTATACAACGCACCTTGATTTTCCATAGTCGATAATAACAGGATTATTTTTTCTAGGGCGTAAAGAAATAACTGTATTAAAATTTAAAACATAATCGTAAATTTCCTCTCTCTCAATTGGGGAAATCATCACGTTCCATGGAAAAAGGTCGTAGTGAATAAACCCAATCATATTTTGGGCTGATATCAAGGCTAAATTGAGTTGCACAAGAATTATAAGCATTTCTGAAAAAGAATACTCCGGAGATTGCAACCATTTCATAAAAGTGACACCAGTAATATATTCAGAGAAAATAATAATAGGTTGTTTATCAGCCCCAGTGTCTAGAAGCGACCCATATGTATAACAAAAATTCGGGACTTTTCCGACAATACTATTTATGGCATTTTGACCGACATAACTTTCGTGAATATGCTCTAATTCCTTAGCTTGATAAAACGGTCTTTTGCCCACAATAAATAAATTGTTGGTTTGAAACAAATCGACAGTACCATTCACATTTTGAAATATTTGTCTTATCCATGTTAAATCATTTAATTGTTTAGAACGAACAACACCGCCAATTCCATCAAGATGTCCAATGCTTCTCATTTGATTTGGGATATTAAACATGTAATTTGTTGTTGTTTGTTGTTGCTGATTTAATAAAAGTGTTCTTTCATTTTCGACTGACCATAATAAAAGATCCGGTAAATATGAGTAAACACCTGTAATGTTTACGATATCCCATAAAAGTTTTTGTAAATAATCCAAAATACTTTCTGAATTTAAATATTTGGTATAGAAATTTTTTGCATTGACAGTTATTTCTTCGCATTTTTTGTCGTTCTTTTCGCACCATTGTATTTGCGTCAACAGATCTGATAAATCTTCTTTCACAGGTATAAAATGAACATAAGGTTGAAGTTTATATTGATACCAAAGTTTCCATCTTGATTCCGCCAATAACACTACTGACCCAGAAGACAATTCATAAGAAAGACGAAACGCAGCTACGTGTCCTTCTAATGTCAAAATATATTTGTAGGCAGATTGTTCTTGAAGAGATAATTGTTGGGGGACTGGGTATTTATCTCTTTCAATAGTTTGTAGGTAAGGATTTCCTTCGAATTTCCGTGGACGTAAATTCCATTTCAGCTGAACATCTAAATAATTAGGGTTGTTTTCGGCAATTTGAAGCGCTTTAAGACGTTGATTGGTAGATACTGTCACACCTGCACCAGTAGTTGCTCCTCGAAATACTGCTTTATTTATTTTTTGCGCCCAAGGTATGGAAACAATAGAAGGATATTCCCGAAGCGTAGAAGGAAGAACAGATCCTGTGCTTTGATACATAGCACGAGACCAATCTTCATACGTTGGCATTAAAATATCTGCAAAATCCCCAGACGCAGACCCTGAAAGGATGGGGGAGTATTTGTCATATTGGTGAGATAGTAATGGCTGGTGCTCCGAGTCAAACATATGGTTATATGGTTCAGTGTTGTTTGTTTTCAAAAGAGGGAAATCGCGTCGATTAATAAAAAACTCGATATCGGGGACATCTCGTTTTTCGCACAAAGTTTGAAGCATGTTTTCGAAAATGGCAAGGTTGTTTCCTATTTCGTCTGTTCGTTTCTCAAAACGAACTAATGCATTGTTGGCAACCCACTCTTCTACAGGTAGTACTTGTTGGCTGTTGTTGAATCCTTTCTTCTTCGAAATGTAATTCAGAAAAGGTATAATTCCTCCTTTTTTTTCCCAAAATGGAGACACTTTAATACGATCTCCAAATTCATTTCTATAATTTAAATTAATAAATGGTAGAAATGACTCCAGTTTGTTGTTGGCAATGCGTACAAAAATTCCTTTTTTGAATTTGTAGAAAATATACGAGAAAGTGTTAGCCACTGCTCGGGAATCCAGATCTTCATATTTGAACCACGGCTCGACTAAAGAATCATTCTGAAACACATTGTTGTTGTCAAAAGGGGTTTTTTCTTTTAAATCTTCCCGAATTCTGCTTGAATTGAATTGGTCAGGATCACCCGCGATGAAAATGGGTGAATTGATCTCTTTATATCTATTGTTTAGCATTTTGTATTTGTTTTAAATTTGTTTTTCGTACATTCAATAATTCTATGACACACACGTGTCAGAGAATTCAAAAAGTTTAAAAATTGTAATCATCAAAACAATCTTGAGTACAAAATAAAACTTTCTTTCCATTCTTTATACTTTTATATCTAGGAACCAATATTTCTCTGTCACATTGATCGCATATATAAGTTTGTAATAAAGTAATTTCCGCTCTGAGTTTGGAAAACAATCCAGGGGCTAACTCTTTTTCAGCTACAATATCTCGCGGCTCCGGTGATTGTTCTGAAACAGATTGCAATGGTTTTATCAAAATTGGATTTTGTATACGTTTTAATTCTTCCACAAAAGTACTCTTCCAAGGTTTGCCAGTTACGGGGTTGTAACGCGTATTAATAATTGCCTGTCTTTCAAAACAAAATAATTCTTGTTCATCTTCGTAGTACACTACATCATTTACTCCTGGTGGACATTTCTCTCGTACAAAAGTTTTCAAAGGCGCGTAAAAATTTGGTCGTCTGGGGGTGCCTGACTTTCTAAGAGTAGGATTAATTAGTTTAGTTAATCTGTCGTAGAAATCTTGTTCGATGAAATTTCTTTTCTTTCTAATAATTTCGTCGATTTCTTCGTTGTCTTTTGAAGGATCTTTATAAATTTCTGGTAACAACGCGTATCGATCTAATTCTGCTAATAAATCAGGATCGTATTGTCTGTTCTTCACGCGGCTGTGGTGAACTTGCGGTTCAGTAATGAGTTTTTGGAGAAAAACAAGAACCCATGATAAACGTTTAGCTACATCATGATTAGTAGCTGAAGGAAATGTGCTGCCTGACGCTGGAATTAAAGAACTTAACACAGCATTAATATCTTCAGCCGGAATAATACTTTTCGTGAGCATTTGTTTAGCAACATCGAAACTCTCTGGTATGTACACATTAGAAAATTCTACATTCTTTTGTGTTTCCCAAGATATCAAAGATGCTTGGTACATTTCAGGTTTTTCGTCGATCATTTCACCATTCATGGTTAAATACGCGACTGGGAATTTTCTGGTGTTTTCGTTCTTCTCACACGCGTGTTTGTACCACAACATATTGACCCGGAACCACCCGTTTTTGTAAAGAGAAGACGTGTATTCATTGGGTTCCCCTGTAAATATAACAAATCCTCGGATAATTTTATTTGTGAACTGAGCCATCCAAGGGGCTCTGCCGTATTCCCGTTCGCAATTGGAAAGGATTTCGCCTTTCCCAAAACGTCTTTCAGCACCTGGACGTCTTGTGCCACTTTCAGGAGAGGAAGTTTCATCTATATATATAATTTTCTTTCTGTTTATTTCGGGCTGTTTCTGTTTTTTATATTTTAAAGGTTCAGGAGTACGCGATTGAATAAATTTTGTCATACTTTTTATTTTTCTTGCAACTTCAGGTTTCATGATAAATCTATCGAGTACAGAGGATATAGGTAAATTTAAACCCTCTTCTATGTAAGTTTTTACAAATTTTTCTGCCATGGATAAAGGTAAACCATATAATAAAAAATTTAAAACTCTGGTCCTTCCCCATGTTTTTTCTCCTAGGGGTATTTCGTCGATGTAGTTTCTAATAAGACTAAACCACAAAGAAGTGTCGTAATTATCAAGATCGGCGATAGGATTGTTTTTATTTAGCTTTGTATTTCCTATCACGGTATTTTTTTTCTGGACTCTTTTCTTTTGAGGTTTGCGTTTGCGTATTACACGTCCCATAACATTCATCTTTTTATATTTATGGAAAAGATACTAGTGAAAAAATGGCAGATCGTATCGACCAACTACCAAATCAACAAGAAAACCCTAATGATATTGACTTAGAGGCTATAAGACATTTATTTGGGAATTCCAACACTAAGATAGATGTAAAGAAATTTATTGTTCCAGTAATTTTGTTTTTATTGCTCAGCCTCCCTATGGTTGATTCGTTATTTAAAGCTACAATATCAGATTCCTCTATTGTTCTTTTATTTGTGAAAGCTCTCGTATTTCTTGTTATATTGTTTATAGTTCAAAATTAAATAAATTTTATGACACATGTGTGTCATAAAAGGTGATCAATCGTAAAAAGATTTCTTCTGTGCTGTACTATTGATAATGAATGGTTTAATGTTCTCCATGATATCATTGAACCAGTTGTAGTATTGTTCTTGGAAAATCTTATCAGCGCATGAAAAAGTAATTTTACCATTCTGAAAGATTGCTATGCTTATAAATTTGTTCATTTTATAAGATCGTTCTTCTTCTGTTGTGGGTTTCCCCATCAAATAATCAAAACATTCTGAATATTTCACGGTTGTATGAACTGGGTATTCTGAAAGAATCATTTTATAGACAGGTAACGTGCCTAGATTAATAGGTAATTTTATCTTTACACCCATATTAGTACATGTTATAGGAGGTATATTGAGAGTTGTATTTAAATGCAGTTGCTGCGCCAGCTCTTCACGATTTATTTTGTACCCTAAGCTGAAATCAATGTTACGCATCGCTGATTTAAAATAACAAATAATGTCTTCGTCGGCAGGGGTTTCAAATAAATCTGTAAATATCTCGGTATTAATATATTTGAAAATAATATGAACACTTTCTTTAGCGTGATTTAAAGTTTTACATCCAGTTAGTTGAAACACTCCGTTTTTAAAGATTTTTACATTAATTTTTTTATCCAACAATATCACCATTGATATACAATTTAAAAAATTTTTTTTGGAAGAAGGATTTTTATTTTTTTTTTTGACGGGTGGTACAACACCTTTTGTAGTTTGTTTATATCTGATGGTAATTAAATATTGTGTCGGTGTAATCAACTCAAAAATTTGTTCTAATGTTGCTGTAAAACATACATTTGTTTTTACTGTAAATGTTTGAGTTGACACCTTTATGTCGTTAAATGGTATCATTTGTAAATTAATTTAAACGGAGTAGGTCTTTTTCATTTTTTGGTGCTGTTATACGCCTGGTCAACAGTCAAGTAGCAAACATTTTGCGTAGCACGATTGCCCGGTATGCCGAAATAATAATTTTTTGCTTCTGACTGATTTGTTGTCTGTTGTGTCGTTGTCTGCTGTGTCACATTTTGAGTGAAGGCCGCCAAAAATTGTGCCATCTTGTACATATTTGTTGAAGGATTTTCTTCATCGGGGAAAAACTGACTAACAAGTTCGCCATTAATAAATAATACCAACAACGGCACATATTTAATATGATGCTGTGTATGTTCACTCAGTCTAACTAACCTGTAATCAAGTTGTTCAATATCCATGTAACCAAATATAACTCCTTTAATTTCTGAAGCCAATTCGTTAAAAACAGGTTTTAAAATATGACAATATTCACAACTGGAAGTCATGAAAAACACAAAACAATACCCAGGTTTGTCACAGTATAATTTATTATTTTTGATGTAAAAATCATTAAGCGACATGAACATTTTTGAAAACCAATATTATCTTTAATAGGAATTTACTTTTTGAAAATGAAACTCTTCAGGCAAAAAATTTAAACAGCCTTACACTTAAAACTATTTAAACACATACAAACCAAATCAAAATGAACGACGCTAAAACTTTTGTCCAAACTTTAGCACAAAATACAAACAAATTTTCCATGAACGAATTTTTCAAAACAGTTCATTCGCAATTTTATTATGAAGTGGATATTTCGTTTATGGATTATTTTTTGGAACTCACAACTCATGAGAGCGAATTTGTTGTTCACCACAGCAAACTTACAGAATACGGCATCGTCAGTTCCAAAAAATCCAACGATATAAAGGACAGATTAGATTCTTTGGGTCTCATCGAGGATATAGACTACAACCTGCGGGACGTCCCGCAGGTTAGAAAAGAAAGAGGATATGTTGTTAAAAAAGTGTACAATTTGTCCCCTGAAGCGTTTAAAAAATGTCTCATGAGAGCTCAACGTCGACCTAATCAAACTGTGGATCCCGTAAAGTACTGCGATTACTATTTGCTCTTGGAAAAGATTCACAAGCTTTACAGTGAATACGAGAAGACAGTTTTGGAACAAGAACTTATTCAAAAGGACCAACAACTAGATCAAAAGGAACTACAACTCAAAGAAACTAATCATCAACTAGATCAAAACAAACTACAACTCCACAAACAAGAACTATACTCAAACAAACTAAAGGACATCGTCATCAACATCAAAGCCAGACAAAAGGACCAAATCATATACATCGCAACCACGGCTGCTTACGCAAAACAAAACAGATTCAAAGTCGGAGGCGTAAAGTCCGTCGCTCACCTAAAAAGTCGCCTGAGTACCTACAACTCAGGGAGACCCGCAGGAGACAAAATGTACTACGCTTTCTTTACCGAAATCACCGATTATAAACATTTGGAACAAAGAATATCCACCATCCTCAACGACCATAAAGACACCAAGGAGGCAGAGATGTACAACGTACACTATGATTCTTTGCAACCCTTGGTGGAGTACTTGGCTGACAGATTTGACGAAGAAGTGCAACACCACAGAAGTTTGTTTGAGCAATTGATAAAAGATACGTTCGAAAAACCTCCCACCGTCCCGCCTCCCATCATCCTGAACGGGGCAGAGTTCAGAACGTTCCGGGACGGAAAAGTCGTCTCTGTCCAGAAAATAGATTTTGACACCATGAACGAAACTGACAAAGTGGATTACGTGAAAAAGATTTTTGATGAATTTTTATTATTTCATGCAACAAAGGATGAATTTACTCGTCAGGAGTTTGAGGAGTTTGTTGTGAGGGATGGGACGAAGTTTAGCAAGAGGGCGTTGTGGGGATTTACGAAAAGGGTGGCACAAGAAATGCAGAAAAGTATAAAGTATTGATAAATATATTTTTATTTTTATAACACGATGTGTCATAAAAGCTCCCGAAAACTACCAAAGTGTATACCATGACAAATGTGCAGGAGTATATTTTAAAGCATATTGCCAATTATAATTACGTTGTCTAAATCTTTTTCTACGGTCTTTATCTTTATGTTTTGTATAATCCTCGTAACCCATTTGTCCAAAATGAATCCATACTCCCTGTAGATTTTGAATCATATATTTTTTATCTTTCCGTGTAGAGCGGTACAATTGTGTGTTTTTTCCATAATATTTTTGAACAAGTTTTTTTACCTGTGTTGGATTAGAATAGATCCAAATACTATCTCTCATTTTAAAATTTAAAAGGATATGTTTTGCATTCTTCTAGAGTATATTTTTCTTCTGTATAATTTTTGCTCACAAATAATCCAACTATACCCGTCAATATGAAAGCAATACCTGCATACAACATCCAAGTTGGTTTAAACACAGTTTTAATTCCTGAAGTATTGGAACTCCCACCTGGGAAGAGGACTCCTGGACCGTTTTGTTTTCCTTCGTTTTGCCATTTATTTCCTTTGACACGATATATAGTAAAGTTTTGCAGTATTTTACTAATTTGAATGTACACAGTTCCTTCAGGAATATTGATACTTTCATCAATAACTGTAGCTGGGTCAATATTATTAATTCCGGGAGGGTCATTAAAGCCCCATGATATAGTTGTGAAAGGCGTAGATGTAAATTGTTTCATTGGTTGCCAACCAGTTGGCCATTTGTCTGTGCGTTGATACCAAATACCTGTTGTTTGAAGAAGATAAATATCTCCAATGTTTCCATTGATACTATTAATATTTGGAACAACTGTACCTTGTGTAGCTTGAGGAATAGAAAAAATATTAGATTTATCTTGCGACACTTTACAATCTTTTGGTTCTATTGAACTGTATAGTTGTACAAAAGGTTCTGGTATAGTTGTTATAAAACCGTTTTCATTAATGTCATACGTTTTCCAGTCGAATCCTACACAGTTTGAGTCGGTAGAGCATGCATTAGCCGCATCTTCAGCTGAAACATTCGATAAACTTTTGTCTAAAACTACTTGACAATTTTTCAATATAAATTCCGAATAGGAAGTTAACTTCATTTCATCTTTTGTTCTGGTACTGTACATAACAATTAAAACCAGCCCGACCAGAATAAATATTGGAAAAAGAAACTTTAAAAGTTTTGGTATAGCTAAAGAAACACCTAACACAGGTAGTCCCAAAACTGCCGCTATAATACCAGCAATGGCCCAAGGAGACAACCCAGCTATTGTTGATGTAGCAGCTTGATCTATGAGATTTGCCAGATCTTGTGTTAATTTTTCATTTACAACAGTTTTCTCGGTACATTCTTCAAATAACTTAGATACTTGGTCCTCAACATTATTGAGAATATTTACGTTACCGTAAATACGTTCGATGATAATTTCCTGTGTTTGAGAAGTAAGAGCTTTACAGTTTTGAGACACTTTGCTCAGAATACTGACTGTCGCGTTAACAACTGTATTTACAATATTTTGAGCATCAGCATATTGTACCAAATTTAAATCTTTCGTGAGACTTTTGGATTGTTGTGCAACTTCAATAAGTATTTTTTGTTGATTTTCTTCCTGAGCTAAAGCGTCAAATAGCGCGGTCATGTTTATAGTAGCTTTTTGCGTGAATTTATTGCCTGAAACATTAACATCTCCGGCAACGTCAGAAACACTTATAACCTGGGAAGAGTCTGCAGACAAACTTGTTTTTTGTACAATTTCCGAAGACACTTTAGCTACAGCGTTCGTTATAATTGAAGATATATTTTTACTCGTTGATGCTCCCATTTTTATTATAAGTTTAGTTTTATCCGTAAATGTGTCCTCCTTCACCAAAGAATCTAATTTCTCTTTAATGAGGTATTTTTCCTCATCTTTAAAATGAATACTTATTCCCTTTCTCATGTTGGGTACCAAGATTCTAATCCTGCCATTCAAGGATATTTTTCCCCGTCAACAGCTTTATTCATTCAAAATAAAGTTACTGAATTGCTGAGAACTTTTTATCCTCCGGGTATTATTGTTCCTGTAGATAGAATCGCGGATGTAATGAACGCTGTTTTTGTAGGCTTCAGACCAAGTACTGGCGATATTTTCACACGTTACAGCATTCCTTCGTCTGAGAATCATAATTATGTAGATAAAATGATTAACCAAGTTATTCAGATCATTACCAATGACGTGCAGAACAACTTGGTTATGGAAAAAAATAATAGTAAACTAGATATTAATGCAACTATTTTAGGTGATTTTAATCCGTTGGGTTTGAGACAATTTTCAAGCATTAAAACACGCCAAAGAAGACCCAATTTCTTGATTAACATGAATTATTAAACAAGATAAAATATTAAAAGATATTTTATGACACAATGTGTCGTAAAATATAAATTACACAGACTTATTATATGTAGCTGTAAATTTCTTTAGCAATATTTTCAGGAGATAGCAACCCATCGATCGATGTTGTACAGGGTCTCATTCTTTCTATGTATAAATTATGCAGATCTTGGAGATACTGTTTCTCAACGGTTACTTCACATTCTCTTCCTCTTTGTTTGACACGTTCAAATGCAACATTAACAGGAGTGTTAAGAAAAAATGTTTGCGCAGGTTCCCATTTTAGTACATCAAATAATTCAAAAAGAAGTTTATATTCCTTTTCTGTGAGATGATTATTATTTCTCGCTATTTCGGCAAACACAAGAGAAGACGCTGGCGCTCTTTCTACAAAAACAACAGAACTAGGAATGTTCATCATTTCTTCATATTGTTTACGCATACGCAACAAAATAGACGTTTGTAAAATAAAACTCCATCTTGAAGGGTCTCTATAAAATTCATCCAAAAAACCCCACCCAGCAATGTCTTCAACATATACTGGGTATTTTTTCTTGATCTCGTTTAAAACTGTACTTTTCCCAGCACCAATATTTCCGTCAATACATATAATTTGTTTTTGTGCGTGTTGTCTTTCTTTTTTGAATGAAAAGATTGATGCTGCGAACTTTTGCATGTTTTAAATTAATTAATTATTATTATCCAAAACTTCAATTTTTTCTACGATGCTGGATCAAAGGTAGAATTATTTTTTTCGTAAGCTAAAAACAATATGGACGACATTATGATTCTCTTACATAGATTCGTTATTGATATTCAGGGTTTTAATACTGACCATTTCTGGATTTTCGACGAACATGAACGTTCAGCTCTTTTAAAAGTTTGGGAATCTTTAAACGACACACCTTCGTTTAATCCTACTGTTAATAGATTTTTAAGTGTTCTTTCACCAAGTCAGCGCCACAAAATGGTAGAATGGGGTATAGGTCGAACATCGTATGATGTACAAGATGTTATTCAAGCATTGGAAAAATTTACTACATTTTTAAAATCTTCATATAATCCTGTTTACAGCACTATATACCCGTTGAATCCTAAAAAGAAACAACCAGAGACGCGTGTAAAACACAAGAGCATTTTTAGGCGTTAAATTAGGTACATTATCTTTTAGAACATGGAGCCTTTGAGGACATCCGCCAATATGTTAAGAAAACTATAATTTAAAAAAATTTTTTGACACAATGTGTCATAAAATAACATACACATTTTTCCAATAGGTATTTCTGACCGATAACAAGTAATTTTCGGTAGGAATAAAAGTATATGGGTTGTTATAAGTGATATTTTATGACAGTGTGTCATAAAATAAAATACTTCTTACCTTTTATTGACAACCTATGTTTGTTCTACGCTGTGTCAAAACATGGAGGGAAATTTAAATCTTTTTTTGAATGTATTCCTTTACATGCTGCAATAGAAATGGTTAAACCTTAAATAGATAATTTTGTGACACATTGTGTCATAAAATTTTTGTTTATTTTAAGCATCAAAATCTTCCATTTGAAACAAAAGATTCATCTCTTTACATTTTTCGATATGTACTTTGTCTAAAGGCAAGACATCGCCCATATCGTCTTTATAACCAACAACTTGTTGTTCTCCAAACTCTTCGCTAAATACTAAATCATCTAAACAATGATTGCCGTATTCGTCTACTTGTGTTTCGTATTGCTCTACGGGATGTATAATTTTCGATACATCTTTCACTGTCTTACCTTTACCAACTTTGATATCATTTTTACGTTTCGGCGTTTTTTGCTGTTGAGAGTCATATGTATTTTCATAATTGACTAAAAGTTCAGTTAGTGCTGCCCTATTACCTGAACTGGGTATACCGCGTTCTTGATTGATTTTTCGTAACTCCGCCACCTTAAAGTGTTCTAAATTGTTAACATCAACTTGTGTTTGAAGCTCACGACTAATACTTTGTTTTTTTCTTGGACGACCTGTTTGTTGTGATTGTGCATCTGGTTCTGCATCTTTTGTTAATTGTTCTTCGCTTTTATTTTTTTTTGGGGATTTAGTTGTGGGTGTTTTTATTTTTTTAGGTTCTGGTTTTTCTAAGTCAAGACTTTCACTTAAATAGACAAAGTCGTCCCATAAATTGTTTATTGCATCAATATCTAAGTCAAGATTTTTACTTAAATAGACAAAGAAAGTATTTTTTAAATGGTCGCCTACAATTTTGTTGATATTCATGTTTATTTGCTTTGTTAGTTATATCTTGTTAGTTATATCAATTCTTCAATTTTTAATAACTTAGTTGTGAGACCATTTATTGTCGCATTGTGTACATTGCGATAATGTTGTAGTTGCTTCGTCTGCCGCTCTTGTTTGAACAGCAACAGATAATACTTTATAACTTTTGCATTTGAAGCATTGCACAACTCCTTCTTCTGCTTCAAACGGATTGAGAATATAATCATCTTGTTCTTTTCTCGACTTTAACAAATGTTTAAAAATACGATGTTTCCATCCAATTTTACCTCTGATTAATATCTGGTCAATATATTCTTGTTCTGTCCATTTCCCAGTAGCCATATCTTGCTTGACCTGACTTCTTATCCATTCTAAATCGCGTCCTTTTGATGCTATTAGTATTGCTTGTTCGATGTTTTTGCTTAATATACCCATTTTCTTTTTTATGAAGTTGTGCCCGTAAAGTTTCAAATTTTGTGTATTAATTAATTATTCGCGCTCTCTTTTTGCGGGCAGTGCCACAATCAAAACTTTGTTCAATAAGATCTCGGTCTTTTAGCCATTGACGAATTTGGTCGCAGAGATTCTTTCTTGTTTGGCCATGATAAAAAATGTATCGTCTTATACCGTCTATATCGGTAGGTAAAGTTGTGTTATTCTTTTCAGCCACCGAGTAAGAAGCGTATATTTGTTGGATCGTATATTTTATTTCGTCGTCAGTTTTATCATTTAAGAAATCTTCAGGAATACCTTGTTTTATCCTGTTTGACAATATTTCTATTAAAATTGGTTTAGAATAATCATTGCATCTGCGTCCAACGACAGCACGCCGGAGGTCTTTTTTAGCTTCATTTGGGTTTTGTAATAATTGTACATCTCGTAGGCAAAATTCTTTCAATTGAGGATTTTCTTGCCCATAAAATCCTATAGGTGTTTTAAGCATTTTCTCTCGTTGCTGTAATTCATAGTTATCGATATCTTGCCCCTTAGTACTCAACCAGAGGCCCCCTGGTTCTGAATAATCTTCAAGATATAATGACCCCCCCAATTCTTCTTGGTGAAGCCATATAACCCAGACTGATTTATTTTTTTGTTTCACGAGCCCGTAGAATCCGCGATAAAATGACAAAATTTGTTCACGTACCTGCACATTTTTTTCAGATTCTTTTTCAGAAGCAACAATAGAACTTTGCAATAAAAAACGTTGAACAGAAAGAGGAAATGAAGAAAAAATAGTAAAAAATTTTTCAGGTTGTTGGAATAAAGCGCTAATCATGTCTGGGATTGTATCATTGTAAATATCATCTACAATTTTTTCGAAGGAATCTCCATTTTGAATAAAAAGGTATTTTGAATAATAGTCCAAATATGGTTCGTTGAAAGGGATTGTCCCGTTGTCTACCAAGAAGACGCTGTTAGCGTTCATTCTTAAAAAATTACGTTCGCCATATCTATTAATAAAAATATGATTACTTGTAATAATTTTTTGTAACGATTGAAACACTTCTGGCCAATTTAATTTAGGGGCCATTGACATTAAATCTGTTAAACTTAAGAAAAAATGAGAACGCATGTGTTGATTAAGAATTTTTTCAACATATTCTATATTTGGATAATAAATATTATATGTTATTTCATCCAAAACATTTCCAATAGTACCATCACATGTATACACACATGGTTTATATTCGCAGTCACGTTCACCGTCATATCCTCGCAGCTGGTTTCTTTTAATCATGAGAGGACAATCGAATGCTTGTTTCTTGATAACAAACTCCAGTTGTTTCATAACTAAATCTTTTTTCTCAGAAAGCTCGTACATGGTCAAGTCAATAGACATGGTTCCGTCTTGAGGTAAAGAGACATGTTGATAAATTTCGACATGTATATTCTGGTCTCCTCTTTTTATTTTATCATTGTGGGAACCAAGACGCCACCCACGAGCAATAACTTGTTCAGTTTCACTATAGTTCCAATGGGGCGTCATTATGAATTCACGATCGACATTTTTGAAAGTATACCCTTCACTGATAACTCTACTGCCGATAAGTACTGAGATGTATTCCCCGTCAATGTTGTCTGGGTTATTGTATCTACGAATAATGCTTTGAAAAACGAGGTCGTTTGTAGTCTGGTTGACTAGAAGAGCATATCTTGGCGCTTTTGTTTTCTCTTTTCCATTACTGCTGCTGAATCCAAACATTTCTAAAAGTTTAGAAAACAGTATACAACCGCTGCCGTTCACAAATTCACAATAAACGATTGATTTGCTGGGGAAAGTCTCGGTGATAATCTTAATGACAGTCGCAAATTTACTACTGTACTTTGATAATTTTTCCAAACTAGCGTTGTTTTTATCTTTTAAGGCGTTTTTCAATTCAGTACCCAGTTTAAAATTATTACCCTGAGTACGAATAATATATCTACTTTGTTTAAATCCCTCACCTGCTGTTGTGCCGTCAGGAAAAACAAATAAAGCAGCTTGTCTCGAATTGCCATATATATTTGTTTCCTGGACGTCTCTATTCAAAGCTAATTTATAATGATAAGTTTGGAAATCGCTCATCTGGTCTGGGTTGACAATAAAATGAGTTAATTTTCCCAGAGTGTTTCCTATAAAAATTTTTTGAATGGACATGTTTGAATTTTTCAAATAAGATACTTTCCCTCTGATTTTGTCAGAAAATTCTTGCAGCATATTTTCTCTAAATTTAACATCGCCTTTCTCAGGAGCATCTTCAAAATAACGTTTATTAAACGCCGCCCCTGAAACAAACTGGTCATTTAGCGGAAGAATCAGATTCATAATGCTGGCAAATTCACTCACGTCATCTTTCATGACAGTACCTGACATAAGCAATATTTTTACTTCTTTCACGTTATGTAAAAATCTATGAAATTCTTTATATATATTTATGCTGGGCTTCGTGTTCAATAAATTTCGAATATCATCAGGCCGTGGTTCGACAACATATTCTTTTTCACGTAGATTGTGCACTTCGTCGATTACAATAATATAGTTGCTGTACTTTTCAGAAATTGAAGAGTCTTTCATAGTCTTCAGTTCGCGGGCAAAAGTTTCAAATGTCAGAAAAGTATAATATTTGCTATATTCTTTTTTCATACGAATAACGCGCTGCGTGTCTGTTAACTTTGCCCAATTCGGAGGAATATACCGGTTGTTGGTACAAGTAAAAAACAATTCATGTATGAAATTTCTGGCTATAGGAAATCCTTTGACAATAACCAAAGCTCCTTTAAATTTACTCGTTTTATCACTTCTAATTTGTTCTATCATTCCAACGGCTGTGCACGTCTTACCAGTTCCCATTTCATGAAAAAGAAGTAATTTATCGTATGGTGTTATTGATGACATATATCGTGAAATAATTTTTTGATGATTGTACTGGTCACCTTTCTTTTGCAATGTTTCAGCACGTTCCAGTTTAATATTCTCAAACTCTTTTTTTGTAACAATGTCATCATTAAACTTACCATTGTATGGATTGATATTAGGATCTTTAAATTTATTAATAATAGGATACTTTGGTAAAAAATCTAAAATCTCCATTTTGTATAAACAGAAAAGTCTTCTATTACTTTATTGAATGAAGAGATTCAGTAATATTTTTAGACGACACTGTCTGAAAATTGTTCCAGTTCAAAAATAATACAATCTACCATGAAATATGCAACCTGCCCAACTCTGCAGATAGGTCCTCCATTTGTTGCTGTTTACAGACCTGTTTAAGAACGATAATAAGCCTGTCTATAGCGTCTGTCGTCATGAACTTTAGCAAACCATAAACATCGACGCAAGAAAGCCATTCCATTATTACTGGACGCATCTGGTTCTCGGTTGCGTGTCTTATTTGGCTGAAACAGTCTGTGAATATGAATAACTTTTGAGAAGAAACGTATTCTACTTCATACCTTTGGGCATTGATTAGGACTACGTCTTCGTGGAAAAAGTGAGGGCCTTGAGTTTTTGTGAACAGTTCGACGCCTTCCTCAATAAGACTAATATCTACTTCAAAGAACTCGTTTTTCCTTCTGTGTTCTTTCAGATGGTTGTGAAGAAAAGCTTCCAATTTTGAGTAATGAATCGTTCTCCACCTCCTGACACAGTAAAAGAGATCATCATCCATTCTGGTCGCGTTAAACGTTTTGATTCGTCTGAGTAAGTTTGTCGTAAACCCAATTTTAAATATGGACTTGGGTTCGTAATGCTTGGTCGTCATCACGTACAGGCATCCAAGTACGTGGTCGGTTCGCATTTTTTCCCTGTATGTAATGCTTAAGGCACTGATTTTCAAAATTTTCCATTGAATGTAAAGAAGGACAGGATATGTAAATATTTAATTATTCAGGCGCTGATTAATGAGTTGAGACCTGATATAAAGTTGTTGCAGAAAACTTTATAATTTTTTCTGTGTACTTGAAATGTTAGAGTGCATTTCAGAAAGAAAGTAAAAATTGAGTAATATAAAGACAATCTACCATAAAAAGAAAACATGTCATACAGAGATAATAGACGAAACAGCGAAGATTGTTTTGTTGGCATACTTTTATCAGGATGTATAGGCGACATTTTGGGATCTACAAATGAAGGTAAAACATTTAAACTTATACGCGACGAAGGAATTGTACGAGATTTTAAAAATAACAAATACACAGATGATACAGAACTTACTATAGTTCTGGCTCAATATTTATTAAAATACTACTCAGGAAGTAGTCATCTAGTTTCAGATAAAGTGCATACCATGTACCGAGATACAGTGTCAAAAAGCAGCAGGGGGTATTCTGAAAGAACCAAAACGATACTTACCAATTATCATTCATTCATGCCAGGCGGCTCTGCGGATACGAACGGGTGCGTAATGCGTATAGCCCCAATTGCTTTTGTGCATTTTAAATCAAAATTAGCAGATATTGAATTGAAAAAGCTTATAAAATCAGTGATATTTTGCACTCACGGGGAAAACGTAGATTCAGTCGACGTAAGTTTTTTACATGTGAAAATATTGACAACTATTCTCAATAATGCCAATTGTAGCAACGCCTTGGAGCTGTACAACTACATCATATTCATCGCTAAAAAAATGGACAACACAACATTGTTCCCTCTACTCTTACTCATTAATCCATTTAATAAAATGGTATTATTTGGGAATAAATATGGCATACCAACGCTGAAAGATAATATCACAAAGACGATTTTTGGAAAAGACCTATTCCAAATAAAAGCTATTCATTGCTATATTTGCGTATTAATTTGTTTTCTCTACAATTTTGACTATCCCATTGACGCTCTTATCATGGCTACTAATATCGGAGGCGACACTGATACAATCGCAAAAATAGTAGGCGATTTAGTAGGCGCAAAATACGGCACATCGTGGATTCCTTTGCCGTGGTCACAACCCGAACAATGTGAGGAAATCGTAAATTTGGGAAGATCTTTGCATAGTAAATACAAAAAAATATTGTAAAAAAAATTTCTATATATTTTTATGACATCGTCATAAAAATGAAAAATAAATTTAACAGGCAGAGTTCAGGAGTTTGTTGTGAGGGATGGGACGAAGTACAGCAAGAGGGAGTTGTGGGAATTTACGAAGATTGGCACAGGAATTGCAGAAAGTATAAAGTATTGAAACAAAAAGCATAAGTATAGTTTATGTTTTAAAAATGAGATATGCCAGCTTTGACATCGGTGAAAAAAATTTTGCTTATTTCATTGCACATGCTAAAGAAGAAAAATTAACAGCTGAGCGTATAGAAAATCATAATATATTAGAAGATAAACAAAAACAAACTATTGTACAATCATGTATGAAAATTTCTCAGTTGTTAGATATTGAACCATTGTTTAAAGGCTGTCATATTATATTGATAGAACAACAAATCAGAGCTAATGTACGAGCTCAACGATTGGGACAGCATGTTTGGACTTATTTTTATACGAAATACCCTGACATTGAAATACATATGATTCAAGCGCGAACGAAAACGCAGTATTTTCTTGGTAAAAATACGCTAACCGGGAAACAGCGCAAGAATTGGGCTGTTGAAAAAATAACATTTCTTTTAAACGAATCTGAAATAATTAGTTTCAATACAGATATTAAAAATTATTTTCACCAACTAGAAAAAAAAGATGATGTTAGCGATGCTGTTCTTCAACTCGTTGCTTATTTAAAAATAAAAAATATATGAGAAAATGAATAAGGATGAGAAACAAAAATTTATATACATTAAAGCTCCTGCAGATTTTTGTGACTTAGAAGATCTTTTTCATGGAAAATATTTTAAATCTTATAAACGTTGGAGATTTACTAAAGATCAAGAACAAGAAGTATTATCATATCTTGAAGTAGACGAAAAGTTAGTGAGTGAATTAAATCAACTACCAGAAAATGAAACAAAATCCCGTCGTCTTCATCGGTCCAACTCTTTCAACGCCTCAGAAGATGAAACAGAAACTTCTGCCGAGAGAAAGAGTGAAAAAAGACCTCTCCTGACCAAAAGCATGATAAGTTACAGGAAAAAGCAAATGGAAAGAGAGAAAAAAGATTTGGAAGAGAAAATAAACCAAAATTAATTTTGAATTTTTATTTTATGACTTTGTGTCAAAAAATATTTTTAACATGAATCTGCTAAGAAAATTGAAGATTTCATTATTATCAAACTAGTGAATTTAAAATATGAAACAAGAAGGAGAACTATTTGTTTATTATTGGATCGTTGACGATTCCGAAGACACGACAAAGATACGTATTTACGGCATCAACGACGAGCAGCAAAATGTATGTCTGTTTGTAGATGATTTTACTCCTTTTTGTTACATTCAGTTACCGAACGACGAATCAGGTATTGTTGTTGAACGGTGTATCAAAAAAAATGTTTTAAGTTGCGAACTTGTTTTCCGCAAACATCTCTACAATACGTTTAATGCCGTTGATAAAGATTCCCCTTTTCTTTTTTGTCAATGTGCTTCAAAAAAGAATATTTACAACATTATATATACAGTTACTAAATGTGGGGTGTTTATACCAGGACATGGAACTGTAAAATTAAATGTGCACGAACAACAAGCATCTCCTGTTCTTCAGCTATTATCCATAAAAAATTTACCAGCGGCCGGCTGGATCAAATTTCAAGGAGAGAAATTGACCTCTGACCAAACGACGACGTCGTGTGATTTGGAATACAGAATTCGTTGGAAAAAGCTCGAAAAAGTCGAAAAACTGAAACAAATTACACCTAAATGTTTGTCGTTTGATATTGAAGTTAATTCTGATTTTATGAATCAAATGCCCGCAGATAGACCAGGCGACGCCATATTTCAAATATCATGTGTTATAGACGAATTCAACCAGCCGCAGCGTAAAGTCCTTTTCACAATAGCAGGAAAAGATATCGATATTGGAACATCAAAGTTGCTTCAAGATGTTCATGTTCATACGATGAATTCCGAGGAAGATATTCTGTTGGGTTTCATTAAATTTGTGACACAGGAGAGACCTAATGTTTTGTGCGGGTTTAATATTCTAGGATTTGACATAGAATACATTATTAAAAGATGTTCTCGCTTCTTTTTAATGGAAGAACTAAAGTCAATAGGGTTTAATAAGGAATGTTTAGCGCGTGAAGAAAAAATAAAATGGTCTTCCAATGCTTATCAAAAGCAAGAATTTACTTTTTTAAATTGGGAGGGAATTCTTCTGTTAGATTTGTTGCCCATTATTCGCCGCGATTATAAATTGGATACATATTCTTTGAAAAATGTATGCTCTGTTTTTCTCAAAAACAATGAAAAAGATCCGGTAACTCATAAAGATATTTTCAGTGCCTATCAAACAAAAACTAATCTGGATGTGATAGGAAAATATTGTGTACAAGACAGCAACCTTTGTTCAGAACTGCTAAAGCATTTACATTGCTGGGTGTCTTTGAGTGAAATGGCAAAAGTGTGCAATGTTAGCATGTTCGTACTATACACGCAAGGACAGCAAATAAAAACTTATTCGCAAGTATATAAATATTGTTTTCATGAAAAAATTGTGGTAGATAACAACGGTTATGAATCTACGAAAAACGAAAAATATACAGGCGCTTATGTTTTTGAACCTGTCCCAAATGTATATGACAACGTGGTTCCTTTTGATTTTAGCAGTCTGTACCCATCCATTATGATTTCACAAAATATTTGTTATTCAACCATTGTGTCTAACCCGAACATACCTGACGACCAATGCAACATTTTTGAATGGGAAGATCACGTCGGGTGTAAACACGACACTCACGTAATTAGATCAAATATGCTCACAGAAGAAATCGATGTATTAGCTGAAGAAATCAAAAAACTGTACATTGTACGGGATGAAAAGAAAGGGGCGGAAAAAAAAGCTATTCAAGAGCAAATTAACCAATTGCGTATCTCTCAGCGCCCTATGAGGGAAAAAAGACAAAATATAAAAAAAGGCACACCTGTTAATAGGTATGATGCTGACGGCAATCTTATTACAGGTGTCATTTGTGAAAAAAGGTATTATAGATTCTATAAAAGTGAGGTGAAAAAAGGAGTCATTCCCACTATTATTCAGAATTTACTTGTTTCAAGAGCTAGAGTACGCAAACTTATTAAAGACGCGCCCCCAGATGTAGCACTCATTTATGACAAAGAGCAAAATGCTTACAAAATTTCAGCCAACAGTATGTATGGTGCTATGGGCGTGAAACGAGGATATTTACCTCTGATGCCAGGCGCTATGTGTGTTACTTATTTCGGGCGCCGTTCTTTAGAATTGGCGGCAAAAGAAATTGTGAGCAGCAAACACAAAGGCCAGTTAATATATGGAGATACTGATTCCTGTTATGTAATTTTCCCTCATTTGAAAATTACACAAGAGATTTGGGATCATGCAATAAACACAGCTGATTCTATTTCTTCTCTGTTTCCTGCTCCTATGAAGTTGGAATTTGAACAAACTATTTACAATAGATTTCTTATTTTGTCCAAAAAAAGATATATTTTTCAAGCTGTTGGTCGGGATGGTGTGCCAAACAGCAAAATTGGGAAAAAAGGTGTTGTTCTTTCTCGCAGGGACAATAGTAAATTTGTCAGGGATTTGTATGAAAAAATATCCATGATGATTTTTACCAACACAAATTACACCGACATTATTGATTGTATTTTAGAAACTATTAATAATTTGTACAGAAACTGTCTTCCTTATGAGATGTATGTCATTACAAAATCTATAGGAGACTCGGGAGATGAAGAAGGTAAATTAGATAATAATCGTTTAGGTGATTATAAGGTTAAAAATTTACCAGAAGACGAAGAACTCCGAAATAAAATTCTCAACGGTAGAACTGAAAAAGAGTATTATATCACCCAATGTCCCGCGCATGTTCAATTGGGTGAACGGATGCGCAAACGAGGATGTCCAGTTATGGCTAGTTCTCGGTTGGAGTTTCTGGTAATTAAAAAAACAGGTCTCGGGAAACACCCACTTTTATCAGAAAGAATCGAGGATTTTGAATATTTTAAGACACGTTCTGATATTTTACGAATTGATCCAGAATATTATCTTTCTTCAATTATAAATCCGATTGACCAATTACTAGAAATTGGAATTAAAAACAACCATTTCGTTAAAGATCAATACACTATACGTTCTCAGTATGACAAAGTCGTTAATGAGATTAAACGGCATGGACGTCCAATCCTCAAATGTAAATGACAACAATGTTTTCGTGTGAGATCAAAGACTGTTTTATGACACGATGTGTCATAAAATCACAATTCATTATTTGTATCCTACCAACATGTAAACTACAGCAACGAGGGAAATAATTAATATAAACATTTCATAACTAACTACAGTGTCATACAGTCTATCGGTGTTTACAATACTACCGTTAGCGGGTTTATTATCAGGGTTAGCGGGTTTATTATCAGGGAAAACCGGTGTGACCGGAGAAACGGGGGGAACGGGGGGGTCGTTTTGGCCGAAATTTCCGCCGTTCATAGAAGCGATATATTTATTCGACTCAGCAGGCGACATAGCGGAGAAATAAGGAGAAGGCGGGAAAACATAAGTTTGGCAAACAGTTTTCGGGGGAGGAGTAGGGTTTTGTTTGAAACACATAGGAGGCGGTGGGGGAGGAGGAGCCGCCTGAAAACACATAGGCGGGGGTGGGGGTGGAGGTG